AGTGTCGCTTTTCCGCTTATCAAAACTCTCTCACCCTTACCCTTACAATACACTATTCCACCCCTTGGAGAAGCCTGATATGCAACCATCTCTTCTTTTCCGAGTACCTTCGCCCAGTAGGGAATAAAATTACAATGAGCAGAGCCACAGACCGGATCCTCATTTACATTGATTTTAGGGAAAAATGTTCTTGATACAAAGTCATATTCTTTTGACCTTGCTGTAATAAAAAGCCCCAGTCCATCAGGTACATTTGCAATGTTTGAAAAATCAGGCTCAAAGTTAAACACATCTTCTTCCTTATCAAGTACCAGCATAAGATCTCTTCCTATATAGGCTTTTGCCTTCAAACCTTTTACAGCCTTTCTCATCACATCGGTAAATTCAATTTCCTTCGGCATACGGGACGGAAAGTCCATTTCAAATAAATCTCCTGATTTTTTAACGATCAAATCTCCGCTCATTGAAGAAAATACAAACTTTTCTGCCGAACTGTCCACAAAGTTTGCAAGTACATAGGCACTGCCCAAAGTTGCGTGTCCGCAAAGGTCAATTTCATTTCCCGGTGTAAACCATCTGATATGGTACTTATCACCTTCTTTTACTATAAACGCTGTCTCCGACAGGTTATTCTCTATTGCAATCTTTTGCATAATATTATCATCAAGCCACTTATCCAGCACACAAACTGCTGCCGGATTGCCGCTAAAAACCTTATCGGTAAATGCATCTACAACATATTGTTTCATTCTTATTACCTCACTATATAACTTTTAATTATTTAAAAATATATGACACAAAACGCAACACGAATCGAGTAGGGGTGCTTTATCCCCGTACTTGCTTGCGGGGCGGTGTTCGACGCAAGGCGATGATTTCCTTGCACCTGCCCTGAAATAAAAACAAAAAAGCCTTGAAACTCAAGACTTTTTAACTGGAGATGACGGGAGTTGAACCTGTTTTTATATTAAATCTATAAACTTAATATATACGCTATATTATCCCCTAAACCCTTGCAGATAGACACTTGCAGGGGTTTTTGTTTTATCATTTTAATGCCTTGTTTTTCTGCTTATAGTCTTTAATTTTCTTAACTATGCAACACGAAATGCAACACGAAAACAATTAGAAATACTTTGCCTTTTCTTCATCTGTTGCAATTACCTCAATAATATCTTGAGGTTGTAATCTAGTCATCAAGCATATCTTGTTAAGAGTGTCTAGCGTGATCGACTTTCCCAGTTTTACATTCTCTAGAGTTTGAGCCGACAGCAACTTTTCTTTTTTTATTCGCATATAATTGTAGCCTTTATTATTCAACTCTTTCATAATATCTATTTTATATCTAATCATATAGAATTCCCTGCTTTCTTAACTTTGATTTCAAGTATATATTATGACTCATTTAAAAGCAATAAAAAGTTCTAAAAATAGAGTAAAAATACTTGACATTACTCTAATATTAGAGTATAATAAGATTATAAGATAAAGAGCTTACAGAGCCGACCAGCAAATATAAAACTGTAAGCAAAAAAGAAAGGTGGATATATGAAAAAAGAAATGATGATTGGAAGAACTTATGGAAGTTTTTCAAAAGAGGAGCAAAAGACAATATACCAAATGGTATCAGGTGCATACTATGGAACAACTAATGAAATAGATAATAAAAGACCTACAGAAGTTGGAGAGTATCAAATTACAATAGACCTCAACAACGGATTATCCGTTGCCGGGACTTTATCAGTAACTGAAGATGAGGTAGTAGAATATATCAACGAGGATGGTATATTCTACAATCCAGCAGAATAATATAAAAAAGCCCTACAGCAGCCGACCAAAGCAAAAACTGTAGGGCAACCTTATAAAGAAAGGTAGAGACATTTTAACATATGAATAAAAAAGTTGCAATCTATGTTAGGGTATCCTCTCTTGATCAAGCCAAGGACGGCTATTCTTTAGCAGCTCAAGAGAGGACTCTAAGAAAATACTGCTCTGACAAAGGCTATTCTATATATAGCCTTTATGCGGATGAAGGAATAAGTGGAAAAGATATGGTGCATAGACCATCTATACAAAGACTTATGAGAGATGCAGAAGAAAAGAAGTTTGATATAGTCCTTTTCTGGGCGCTAAGCAGATTTACAAGAAGTGTATCTGACCTGTATCAAACAGTATACAATCTAAATCAACTCAATATTGACTTAGTTTCATATACTGAGGCATTTGATACATCAACACCCTTCGGGCGTGCAGCTATCGGTATTTTGGGAGTTTTCGCTCAACTGGAACGAGAACTTACAAGTGAAAGAGTCAGCTTAGCACTTGATGAAAAATTCAAACAGAGCAAGTATGCTCCTTCATTTTTAAAAGGCTATGTGAGAAAAAATGATAAGCTAAAAATCATAAAAAATGAAGCAGATTGTGTACAGTTGTGTTTTGACGCTTACATTCAAACAAAAAACCTATCCGAAACTGCACGGATACTCAATCACGCAGGATATAGGGGAAAAAGAGGCAAGGAATTCTCGGCTAACTCCGTAAAAGTAATATTAAAAAACAAAACCTATGCAGGATATATAAAATACTTGGAAAATGAAAAGTCGGGTCTACATAAAAGTATTATATCAATAAGAACTTTCAATAAAGTTCAGAAAATTTTAGAACAAAAACATAGAAGTAGACAGAATTAAAAAAAGGGCAGAACTGTAAGCATTACCGGTTCTGCCCTTTATCTTACTCTACCAACTCATAGTCTTTCAAGTTGGGCGTATATGTGTCAAACTTACTATCCCATACACCATCTTCACCTATCCAATAGTACACATCTTTTTCTTTTGATTTAACATAACAGTTTTTAGCCATTATGCCGCTCTTGGACAGGTAGTAGCTTTTATTGTTGTCAAGTATCCATTGACCGCTGAGCATAGCACCGTCATCCTTATTCAAATAGTACCAGTCTTCATTAGACTTAAACCATCCCGTAATCATATATCCGGAGTTATCAAACACATACCATCTTCCATCTATAAATGCCCATTTACCTGATATATAACTATTTGGCGTATCAGCATACCACCACTTACCTTCTTTATTTTTATTCCAACCGAGTGGATATTCAACAGGATTTGTCCTAGCCTTTTCCGCTTTTCTTCCATCCTGCAGAGCTATGGCAGTGTGATGAAATTCATATAAAAGTATGTCACCACGCTTTAAGTATTCATCAGACAACAGATATTTTGGAGCTGATAAAAGCTCAAATTCTCCCGTCTTGAGTAGCGCTGCAGATTCATTACCTGTGTAAATGTCTCCAGATATTCTTATCCCTGCTGTATTAACACATACTGCTACTAAGGCACTACAGTCAGTCTCACAAGGTGTTTTTACATCTTCTATCTTCCAGCCGTTTGCTTTGCAAAGGCTATATAAAGTTGTTCTTTGTGACTGATCATATCCTATAAAATCATTCTTACAAGCCTTCTCCATAGCTACAGCTATCTTTTCAGCCTTGCCTGCATCTTTACATCTTAAAACCTTATTCCAAGGACGGTTATACCAATCTCTAATTGCAACCTCTTTACCATCCTGATCGCCTGCTACACCTCCACTATATCGCATTCTTTCGTCTCTACTTGCTTGTCCTATTTTAATCATTTGACTCCCCCTCTTTTCTATATTTCTGTAGCTCCTGCAGCTATGCAGCTAACTGCAGATGCTCTGAACGGCACTTGTCACAGCTTGCTTCGCTTGCGACCCCAAGTGCATGTTTTATAGTTTCTTCCAGTGACATACTTTTCCTTTCTCAACTCTTCTGCGTTCTACTCAACGCAACAAAAAAGAGAGCCGAAGCCCTCTTTCTACTCTTTATCTTCAATCTCTATAAATTCACCTGTATTCTTCTTTAGAAAGCCCTTTACTGTAATCCATATTCTGCGGACCGGTAATCCTGATAAGGTCATATTTTTAAGTACCGACAGTACTTCATATACTATATATAGTAATGCAAAAAACTCCATCACTGTAATATCTTGTAAGTGGATGTAACTCCTAATAGTTTCCGGTATAAAGCCAATTAAATTTACCGGACATAAGATATCTACAAATACTAAGCATACAAGGGATAGCAACATGCCTACTTTTCTGATACCGCCATCAATCCCTACCGAACTGTTAAACGCTCTATCCTTAGCGGCTCTTAGACTACCAAAAATCACATCCATAACGATCATAATTATCACAAGCTGAAATAATGCATTGCCCCTCATTATTTCAAAAACAGGTTTAAAAATATCAAAATACATACTATTTATCCTCCTTCTTTTTCGCATCACTATCAGTTGCCAAATCTTCTCTGCCTTTTTCCTTTAACTTTTTTGCAACACCTGCCTTGAATTTTGCTAATACCTGCTTAAAAGTATATAAGCCATCAATTATTAAATTTGCTATTACCTCAAAAAGATGATCCATAAATACTCCTTTCTTAAGACATTAGATTTGTACTTAGCTCTACTAGAGCCAAGTCGGTTGTAATTTGTTTGTTTTCAAGTTTTTCTTGATTACTCTCAAGTACTTTTATTTTTTCCTCAAATTCTTTTTTAAGTTCCTCTTCTGGTGTTAAAGGTCTATCAATATAGATTGGCTCAATTTTATCTCCATCTACATCAAACCTTACTAAAGTTTTCCCGATAGGCACATCTATCTTTGCAAACCTCAATGCTCCGCTTGGATCAGGTGCAACATCCATCATCTGATAGTAGATGTTACCCTTCTCATCAAATATTACTTTCATACATCTCCTTTCTGTATTTTTGAATTAAAAAAGCACTCCGTTTGAAGTGCTTAATTGATAAATTCTATATGGTTTATTATCATTTCAGCTGTGGCAGAATAATAGCCTGCTGAAGCTTTTGCATATGCCAGCATAAAACAATGTTCATTTACATCAGATACATCAATCTCAGCCCAAAGCTGCTGTCCTGTAAAACGACCATGCTCAACATTATCAATACCTTCTGCACCATCTATAAATGATATATGCCTGCCCTTATACATACTATTTAATGTTGTTTTGTATTGATATCTTGCTGCATTTATAAGTGTCAGGTTCTTTATATTGATAAACACAATACCGACTTGAGCAACTGAGCGATCGTTCTGTACACTGTATTTTCTATATGAAGCACTTAAAAACCTAACCCCAACTCTCACTCTTCTAAAAGGTGTCAGATTAATACTTTTATTAAAGAATACCGCTATGGCTGGTTTAGATGCGCCTTGATTGTTTATATCT